CCCCTAAGAGGGGGTTAATCCCCCTCGTCAGCTACAAAGAACTGACAAACCTCGCTGGCATCCGTGCGGGTGAGCGAGAACACCCCAATACAAAACTCCACAGGAACCCACGGCGGTTGATGTGCGAGATAACAAACTGACTCCGTCCTAAAAGTACCATACCCAACAGTGGATCGTTCAGGATTAGCAAGAGGCTTCACTGATTACAAACACCACACACGGACGGCACAACTGATCTTAAAATCGCTTCCCTTTCATTCGAGAAATTTGGTCTTGGCTTCGACCCATTCTGCTGCTGACTCCACGGCCGCAGAAATTGATCGGACCGTTCGAGCCACAACGGGTATCCTAGATATGACTGCATTTAAGAAAGCAGCCATTTCACCAAGAAGATTAGCGTCAGGAACATAAGCATGAGCTCCACGAGACTGGAGAGACCTAAAGACCTCTTCAGCATCCTCGTCGCGCGCGGGGGTCACCTCCGTCACAGAAGCAAGTATGCTACCTGGGGCCGGCATCAATTCGATAAATCGATCAGCCTTGGCCTGAGGTTGAGCCCCGTAAGATATACCACGAATGACTGAGATGCGGATTGCTCCGTTTACATCAATCAAATCATTGAGTATACCACCTTTAGCGCGAACAATTGCCAAACGATCCATCCCTTGAACACTAAACTTTATATTGCCACTTGTATTGCTACGAGCCATCAAAAGCTTAGGTTGGAAATAACGCCGAACTGAGTAGAAACCGAGGTGCCCCTTCATTAAATCACTCGCCCTCTTGGGATCCGCCTGCACGATGCGGGACCAATCCAAGGATGGTAGGTCAATGATAACACTGGCATTAGCCAGGGTGGCACCTAAAAGTTCGGTAGTCGAATACGTTGAGGTATTGACTAATGGTACATTGTCAACAGGCAAAACCAAAGGTCCTCCTTGAGTTGTAGGAGTACTTATGGATATAGTAGGATTAGCACCATACTGATACTTAATGGCCCAATTGAAGTTGGCCGAAGCTCCGACATTAACTAAAAAGTTTCCGTCGGGCTTACGTATGTTGTAGGGTTGTCCATAAACTATAGTTGCCTGGCTGCTGGTCGCACCATTCGCTATGGGAAGGTTATTGACACTCAAAAACTGAGCAATGTCGGAAGTCATGCCAATATTAAAATTGGTCAGTGTAATCTGATTGGTGGCGACTGCAGTTGCCGATGACTGAATAGTCAACGTTGCAATCTCCCCAGGTTCAGAAAAATATTCGGTGTCACACTGGAACTGGCCTGTAACGAAGCCGCCCTGATCCCACAATGTTGGTGAATTATGGTGAAGAACAAGTCCATCACCGACAAACCGAAAACTCTCAACCGAGGTAGACTGGTTAGTCTGGGGATCGTACATTAAATTGGCAGACTCATAGCGCCAATAACTAGCGTAGTAATTGGCACTTGCCGGGTCACCAATGGTGGTCCAGCTAGGATAGTTGGCCACTCCAGTTGAATTGATTTGCGAAAATATAACACGCCATTCCTCAATGGAAGGTTGAGCCGCATTGGCACTAGCTATAAACAAGCTAACACCAGTGTAGGTTGGTGGTGATATTTCTATCAACGTCCAATTCTTGGTTGTATCGCCCACCGTTGCAGTGTTTGTAAAAGGTGGTACGATAAAATCCTCGGCCCTAAGGGTCTGAACGGCACTTTGGGACAAAGTACCGTCAGTACAGCGAGCATTTGGAATTGTGTGCTCGCCACAAGGATTCATTATATGTTGAACAAATCCTTGCCCATCAACGGACAATTCCTTGGATGCCCGCATCATTCCATTAAGTCTCTTGGCGGAAGCTGCAACAGCATTCTGCATAGTTGACTGGAAATTTTTCCCAGCTTGCTTCTTCATTTTAGCAGGAAGTTCGGGCTTCTTGCCCGCCTTGATTTGTTTCTTCACTTTATCAGCCATGGTACACGCATTCGGTACATGCACCACCCTACTCAACAAGAAGGTCCATCTGATATCGTTGTATTGCTGTAGGTTCCAACAATATTTTGACACGCATTGATTTCTCTATAGCCAGTTGTTCTGATACAGAGATGCCCCAAACAATCTCAAAGTTAACGCGGGTTTGAATTGAAATTTTAGGCACACCATTTTTCCACCATTTTCGCATCTGGTTATAATAATCATTTAACCAGGGTGCCATTGGCCTATAACGGCCGGTCGGGGTCGAATCAATAAATGCAGTAGCCATAGCCGAAGCTATCGGTACTCCCCAACTAGCAGCACGCTCGCATAAACCCAAAGTGTGCACATGATCCCGCATTTTCCTACTGCCCATAGGTTTGGTACTCCATCCAGCTTTACCTATAACACGAACAGGGTTACGTGCCATAGTAAAACCATAATCAGTTTCCATTAACCTAGCTTGGCAGAACTCGACCTGATCGAGACTATCAGAGATTTCATACTTCATGTTAAACCCTAAAAGTTTAAAATAATCCATATTTTTGGCCCTAGATAAATGCTTACGTTCAATGACGACGACTGAGTCATCACCATTGACATAAACACTACCGGCTACCTGAATATGTTTCAAAAATCCTTTTAATAAAGTCCACATGATAATAGAATTACCCAGTCCTGTATCCATGTCCCCGCTCATCCTAGTGCCCCACGTCTTATAGCGTATGCCACGCTTTGATCTACCCCTATTAACTAACGTCAATGAGGATAGACGGCGTAACCAACGATTGCCAGCCACAAACAACTTTTGGTAGCATGCATGAGTGTACTGCAACCACTTTACATCCACACAACTATCAAATTTGCTCGCATCCAACAACAAAAACACAGGGTCACTGAAATGCTCAGCTTTTTGCATGAGATCTGCTGCAATTGTATAGCCATCTGCCTTGCCAACAATACGTGTGTTGTACTCATCCCTTAATGAGTAGAACCACTTTTCTATTGGTTTGATAAAACGGCCATGCTCTAGCATGAAACACGGGTCACGGTATTGAATAGCCCGAGGTGCTTTTTCAGGCGCATTCAATTCACGGTCGTCCTTACAGAAAAT